GTTTGATCGTGAAACATCATGTCCATTTGTGTTTGCCAAGACGGATATGCTTCGGCTCTTGCTCTTGCGTATGCTTGTGAATCGTATTCGGCTTGCCACTCAGCGTTCGCTGTTTCAATTTCTGCTTCGGTTGGTTGTGTCGATCCACTGTTCCATTCTTTGATATAGACGCCGTCACCATCATCTTGCAGAACAAAATCAACGTTTGGCGTAAAGCCTAATTTTTCTAATCCGTCTGAAGTAATCATGTCATCCTCACAAATATGGCTCGACAGTTTTTATTTGATGTTCCGTTGAACGATGAATAGTTAGCGACAAGCGTTCCATTAGCGCCGGAACGTATATACACTTCTAAATAATCCGATGATCCATTAAGAGTTGCGTACGCGCTCATCGATACTTGAGGATAGTTACTTCCTGGTGAAACTATGTCGCCTTCAGTGTTGTAAACTTCAGCACCATTTTTATAAAGGTACATATCCATCACGTCCTCGCTTGACGTTCCTGTTACCTTACCTTCAGCCAACACTAAATAGGTTCCTGATTCGTCTGGTTGAAAACGATAATTTGTCGATGAGTCGAACCAACCTTCTGGATCAACATCTTCGCCGTTAAATTGAAGTTTTGTTATTACATTTTTCGTAATAGATTGGCTTGATGTTCGATGGACTGCTGTTATTACATTTGAAACTCCAAAACCCGAAGCAGTTCCTGAATTTGTCAGGGTCACACCTGATGGCACTGTAAACGTATCCCCCGAATCACCAAATGTGAAACCAGTACCTGTGGCAGGGCTTATCTTGTTTGCTTTAATCTCACTGCTCATAATTCACCCACCAATGTTGCAAGAGATTCAACGTCTGCAATCGAATCAATGTTTGTTTGAATGGTTGCGTACTTGTCTCTAATGGCTTGCCTTGATGCCTCTGCTTCTGTTGCGTTAGCGTCAGGAATCTGCTTCATAATGACTTCATCGTATGGTGCAAACTCTTCAGCACGTTTAGTTCTGCGTATTTCGTGAGCAATGCCTTTTGCTTTTTCAATGTTAATAACAATCATTCGGCGTACTCCCATGCGTTGCGAAATGTACGATCAGATGGGACTTCAGACTCATTAATAATTTGATAATCCTTACCGCTTGGCACATCTTTAGCGGCTAGTTCTTCAATCGTGTGGGTTTCTAAAAACTCAGGTGCGGGAATGATTACTGCCACACCGCCGTCATCTGTTGGATAAATTATTCTTTTCATTGTTATCTCACCACCATTGCCCAGACATCTTGCATATCGTAAATATTTGATCCGGGGTATGCGCCTGTTCTAATGCGAAAAGCGGAAGCAGTATTTACCCAACCTACAGTACCCCAACCACCGTAACCAGTATCGTCATATCGAACATTAACTGAAATTGCATAATCAATGTCAGGCATTGCTGTTGTTAAATTTACGGTGTAATCACCAGTTGTGTTGTCTGTGACACTGCTTACATTTCCAGATGCCTTGACTGATAAAGTTCCAGTGCCGTCAAAGTTAACCCAAGCCCGAACACCAAATGCCGTAACAGTAGAGCCGTAGCCTGAGTTGAATTTTAAGTTACCGCTAGGGTCGATACTCATACGCTCAACAGCAGTTCCGGGAGAACCGCCAGTATTGGTGAGAAAACGCATAGCCTGAGTAGCGCCAGCGGGTGTATTGCCAATAGCCACAATATCTGCTGTGCGTATTGGAGAATTATCCCAGTATCTTAACCAAAGCCCTTCGCCTAGCGTGTTGTAATCATAAGTAGGTGTACTTGTGCCTGATGAACGAACACCAACAGTGGTAGCCGAAATACTTACCGTATCTCCAGAATCACCAATAGTTAAATCCGTTCCGCTTTCGGGAGAGATGCTGTTTACATTTATAGTGCTCATACGATCACCAATGTACCAGTAACAATGATTGTACCTGTCATAGTTACTGGCCCTGCAAGAACTGCTGATTCAATGGTATGATCTCCATCAATGGTTTCCTGATGAATAAAGAACCCGTCTTTTGCGGGCGCTTGACCTATGTATTGATTTCCATTAACTACTTCAGCCATGATTCCTCCTTACGTAGAAATGCTATCTACATATGAAACCCACACATCTAAAGCAGATCCTGTGTTAGATTTAATATGAAGGACATCTGTGTTTTGCATTACAACCTTTGCGCCACCCTGAATAAGTTCTACAGAAGAACTAGGTGGAATGGTTAGGCTTTTGCAAATGTGGTAGTCAGTACCAGAGCCTGTCTTATCAATGTAACAATCGCAAGTTACAGCGGCTGTAAGGATGTTAGTTACTCTAATACCAATTAATGCGTCATCAGAGTTACTAGTAAGAAGAGTTGTCTCTCCCGTTCCTACCGCTGATGCCGCCGCTCGTTCAAAATCTTGTGCCATTATGCTCTCCTATAACGCAATAGCCATAGCAACTGCAAAACCAGGAGATGCCGCTGTTACGGTTCCCCAAGAAGCATCAGTGCCATCTGTGGTTAAATATTTTCCAGACTGACCAGACATATTAGGTACGATAGCCGCAGTAGATGACGATGGAAAACTATTCTTAAGAACAACTTTTAACATTCTAAGATGGTCATCGCCTTCTGCTACAGGGTCTGAAACTGTAGGGTTTGTGTTTACTAATTGAGTTACCCAACTTGCGCTTTCTAGTGCCATAGTTCCCCCTACGTAAGTTCAAAAATACCAGTAGCGCTAGGCGTTACGGTAAGTGTGTTGTTTTGCGCTAATGTAAACTGGCTTGATGTTAAGCGAGAAAAACAAACTAGTTTTCCGCCTGACTGATAAATAACAGCGTATTTAACATTAGATACATCGCCACCAGTAGCGGTCCATACGCAAGCCGTTGAGTCAAATCGATACTTGTTTGTTGCCGCTGATGCCCATGTTCTGGAAGAAACTGATTTACCTCCAGTAGCATACCCATTACCGTTAGCTACTTCATTGCCAAGAGAGGCTTGAGTAGACAGTGCAACGTTATTTACGTTTGCGCTTGCGGCGCTTGTATGCAAGGCCATATAAAATTTAACGCTAGTACCGTCAAGGTCAAACTGACCATTACCAAGGTACTCCCTAAAACTATTGAAAAAACTCCATGCTGTAGCCGCCATTTAAGCCGCCTCCTTTAACGATTCTGGATTCTTAATGATGTGTGATATAAGTCCTTCGCCATGAACAATAAGATCATAGCTTGAGCCTGTAACGCTTATTAACTGAACAAACTCCTTTGCCTGATGATAATGGGCTACAGTGCATCTAAATTGCTTCCCACCTACAACCAAATCTATCTCTTCTTCCTTATCATTTTCTGGCTGCTCATATGCGTGGTGATGATCCATAATGCAGCTATCAAAACCAAAAATTTCAAACTTATGAAAGCCTAAAATTCTTAACAAATGCAACGCTCTAAGTGTTACTGTAGAGCCACCCATAATAGGGAAGAAGTCTTCATATGCTTTTCCGTATTGATCCTTAAGAACGTCTATGTTTTCTTCTTGAGTATCACAATGCCACAACCAAACATTGAGGCCTGAAAGCATTTTAAATACCTCTGGATGACATTGAGATGCCATTAAGTATTTACATGTATCTACTGGAGTTTCAATAAATCTTTTGTTAAACTCTCTGCTGTCTAGCATTATAAAAGCATTAGGAATAATTCCATTATCTAGACAATATTGATAAGTTCCATTTACTGTTACAATTGGAACGCCATCTTCGTATCTTTCCCTTACTATATCAAATGTATCTTTAAGTGATGGACCACCAGTAACAAGGCATATTTCTTTGCCCCACTGCGTTTCAAATGGCTTTACCTGTGGCAATCCAAGAGAAACACTGTTTTTTATATTATTTCTTATCTCTTCTTTATCTGAATTTACAGCAACAAATATATCTGGAATTGGCTGTAAGACTTGAACAGAAGGCGGATAACCTTTAAATGAATTCAAGCGTTAAACTCTAGTCTAAGCTCTAATCCAAGAGCTGCAGTTCCAGAGCCTATTTGATCTATGTCAAATCTTATTACATCAAACTCATCAACTAAACTGTTTGTTCCGATAACCGGAGGCGCTACCGCATCTTTACTATCGTTTTCTCCAGCGTCAATAGTTAACAAAGTAGTTAACATGTCAACACCTTTGGTTTGATTATGCACTTGAATGTTTGTTGTTGATCCTGCTGCAGCTGTATATACATGCCCACCAACAGTATTAAGCCTAAGCCCGTCAAATGTAGATGGTATAACAATCCTAGCAATTCCGTCTCCTACATAAGTAGGAAGTCCGTCAGCAATAACTTTAATCACTAATGTTCTATTTGAAAAAGATGTAGCATTAGCTAGTATTTTTCTATTATCGCCAGTAGTTGCATCATAAATAGCAATAAAGTCGGAATTAATATCCATTGAACTTGCTACATTAAGATTATTTATAAGCTCTAATTTAGCATTGTTAAGATTACTAAGGTTATTGTCCATCTCTTCAAACGTAAGAGGACTGCCTTTTGTTTCTCTTAATGTTAGATCTGCCATTTATTTAAATCTCCAGTTACCAAATGCCATTACTTTTCCATCGTCTCGTATAGTTATACCTGCGTCTATAGTTTCTGTAACAGGCTTAAGAAGCATTAACTCATAGTAGTTTTCTGAGGCGTAGTTAAAAGTAGCCATAAATGGCAGGTTAATAATATTAGCCGCACTAATAGTAACTAAAGCTAGCGCGAATACATATAACTCTTCATCGTTTTTCTTTACAAAGTCTTCCCATCTGTCCCATTCAGACTTTGTTGTTTGTCCTTGATCCCATTGCATTGTTTTGCATGTTGCTGATCCCCTGCCGTTTCCAGTTCCCACAACTCCCTTGTACGAGCAAGCAATGTCTCCATATTTTTTTGCCAATGCGCTTGTTCCGTTGAGGTCGTACTCAGATACGACAACGGGCTTACCAATCCTAAGTGCTTCTTCAATACTTTTCCTGAACTGTGACTCACTTAGATTAAAACCAGTTTGCAAATATATAACGTCTGCATCTTTGTAGTATTCAGGTTTTACTCCTGGTGTTAAGTGAACTCCAATAGGTTTATTAACGCCTTTCTTTCTAAGGTTCTGTATAAGAACGCTTACCTCTTGTGCTGAGTAATACTCATCGCATTCAAGACATACAACGTAGTGACTAACTAAATCGTCTACTGCGTCTACTACTTGATTTTGGTAATCTATTTGATTCTGTAATCCCTGTTTGTATACTTTAGGACTATCATCAGATATAAGCCACATTACAGGAGCCAGATTTTTATCACGCAACTTATTAAGACGATCACGCCAAGCAACTCTATTAACACCGTCAACCGCCTTAAACATTGGATCATGGTTTCTAGCCATGACATCTGCATGGGTATCACCATTTAATTTTAATTTTTCTATTACCTTCTCTCGCCAGATATTATTTGTGTCATCTGACAACCAAGACAAAGTGCTGTACTGAGATGCGCCTATTAAAAAAGTACTTCTGTAATCAGCAACCACAGTAGCAAATCCTGCGCTTACAAAAAAACAAAACAGTATTAACGATGCAAACTTTTTAATCATTTTTCTTTCTGTTTAATTTTGTTGGACCTGGCAAAAACCATCCTAATACCATAGGAATTACAATTATCAAAATAAGTAACCAACCTCCCATTTCCGCAAGAGAGCCAAGCAATGTAAAAAAGTTATCAGGCGCCTTGATAATAGTCTGAGGCTCTTGGCCTGTTGTCAAAACCTCCGTCATTACATCTGTCGCAAAGGCACCCGTCATGGCTCCCAGTATCGGCGCACCGACACCCCCACTGATCACAGTCCCAACAACCGCACCCGTTCCCGCTCCTGTCGCTACTATCGTTGACTCCTTTAGAGCTTGACATCCAGTTATTACTGCACAGGAACTGATGGCGATGGCGATCCAAAGATTGCGGACAAAATAGCGAATACTGCTATCACTGCAATTACTATTTTTACTTTTCGATCTAACTGGTTCCATCCTCGTTTTACGCTGTCCCACATAAACTACCTCCTAAATATTATAAAATTATTACAACGGTGGAAGAGCAATGCTGTCGCCGCATCCGCATCTTCTTGTACTTTCACTTGGATTAACCACAAATTTTTGAGAAAACCCTTTATCTTCGTAATCAAGATTACCGCCTTGTAAGTATGTCTGCGATGTCTTGTCTGCGAATACGGTATTCTTTCCAATGCTCAACTCTGTGATACCTGTCAATTGAATTTTCTCCAAGGTAATCATTAGGCCATTGCATCCGCCACCCTTTAATCCTATCTCTAAGCACTCTCCAGAATTTAAAACTTTGTTTAATTGTTCTTGAGCTTTCGTAGTTACAATCAATTTTTTTCATTTCCTTCCAATCTTTTATTTATTTTTTTTAGTATATTGCTAGTTGTATTGGTTACCAAAGGTGGTGCAATGCCGTGAATGAAAGCAGTAGCGCTCCCAACCAGCATAAAGCCAGATATAGACATTGCTTTTCGTAAGTGTTGCAGATACGATTCATTATTTTCCTTTAAATGTTTCATTTTTTCTTAGCAGTTTTAGCTGACCTTTTAAAAGATTTGTTAGTTGGAGCGCCTTTGCTCCCAGGTTTTCTCATAGACTCACCAGAGCCAGATTTAATTCTTTTTCGTTTTGCGTGTATGTTTGCGTACAATCCTTTCTTAGCCATTAGCATTTCCACCTTCGTCGTGCTTGCCTTATTCTTGAGTTTGGATCATTTTTTGTTTTAGCGCTAGAATTTTTTAACTGTCCAGCTGATCTAGCACAATAAGACTTTCTTCTTTTAGCATCTTTAGATCCTTTTTTAGGACTTCCTGTTACGGCTGTCTTAAGTTTAGATCCTGGATTTGCTTTGCGATGAGCGGCTACTCCCGCCTTTGTCATTCCAGCGCCTGATTTAGTTTTTCTAAAATTAGGCTTTTTTCCTGTAGTGGTTTTTGGTATAGGTTTTTGTTTTCTAGAAGCCATTATTTATTCATTAACCTTTCTTCTAGTTTGTCTATACGATTTAAAACTCTATCTATTGCTCCATGCAACTCTGCTCTACTTACCGCTTGAGCTCCCAATTCTGTAATACGGTTATGCAATATTTTATCTTCTTCTTGAAGCTTATCAAATAAAGAAAAAACTCTACGAAGTATAAAAGCAAGACCGATGCTTAATACCCCAAACAACATATCAACCATTGCAGACTCTTCCATCACGTTTCTACTGGAAATATCGGATTAGGGTTTATACTTAAAGATGTCCCATTAGATTGACCCGCCCAAACAATACAAGCCTCTTCTTTGTGTTTAAGATTTTTAGTAATAACTAATGTAGATGTAGTTCTTTTTTCATTAACGAATAAAACAAACGTTGTGTTCATATCTAGATGACTCATAACTACTGGAACTTCCTGATAGTTATCATGAAGAATATCTATCATAGCCATAAATCCTTCAGTACAACCAAGACTCATCTTGATTTGTTTTTCGTACATACCTTCAGGCATTTCATCTTGAGCTTTTAATAGTACAGGAAACATTATAACAAACATAACAAAAGTAAATGCAGCTATAGTTGCTAATAAATATTTAATATGGTTCATAGTTAATCATCCACACAATATCCAGCAACCCAGTATGTAGGCTGAACATAAGGAAGAACTCCATAAGGAATATCACGAGGCTGTCTTTCGTAGAAAGCTTTGCCATTACTCATCTTGTAAGCTACACGCCTAGGTTGATAAGTTCGTCGTCCTATTCTCCTTGTTCTTGCCATTAGTAAGCTGCCTCTGCCTCTGGCTCCAGATTCCTGTAGGTGCGAATAACTGGAGGTGTTGGGTCAATATCGTATATTCTTGATAGTGCGTCTAAAAAATCAGGGTGAATTGTAGGAAAAAGATTGTACTCATTATCTCTTACCCATTTTGCTAAATCATAAACAACGTCACTTTCATCTTTACGCATTATTTTCCTAGACATAAGAAACTCTTGCTTCCTGTCTTTTACGTCTAACTGCAAAGATGTAAGTCTTTTTTTATCTGTTGGGTAAGGCCAAAAAAATGAACCATCTTTTAGATCAGGCTCTAATCTTTGTATCCTATCCTTTTTGGATTGTGACCCTCCACCACCAACCCAGTTTAATTCATACACAGGAAAGCTTTGCCCCTCTATACGCATCATTTCTTTAAAATGGTCTATGTCCGATTGAGCCCCATACCTCTCATACCCAACTTTTACTTCTCTAATTCCTGGGGCCATCTTCCATTTAGATCGTAACTTTTTTAAATAGTCCCAACGCTCTGAAAGACTTAATCTGTGACAAACTCCATCGAGTAAATATTTATTATAGAACGAATCAACACCAACAACGCACATAGCTGTTCTGTTGGATCCTTTCTTCTTAGAGCTAGCTGGATCTACAAGAATATATACATTCATTGTATACGGTCTTATTTCCCACTCTCTCCACCACTCTGATTTAAACGCTACATCACTACCAGCAATTGGGTTTAGTAACTGCTGACAAGCTACAGTGTATGTAGAAGTTGTTTTTTTAATCTCTTCCCAGCGCTCATCCATCAGGAACACTGGTACTCCATCCATTTGACCGTTGTGTGTGGCTGGATGTATACGAGGCTTTACCGCTGCTCGTTGTAAAATTGTTCCATACGTGTCACCGTATGAATATCTTGTACCTGCGTACTGATATCTTGGATTGTGTGTAGACCCAAGGTTTAATGATAGCTCCCATTGCGTGGTTGTCTTTGCTATCTGCTCTGGAGTTGATACACTTTCCTGAACAACAACATCATCGTATATAATTAATGAAAAGTGTCTACCCGTTGGTTGTCCATCCACTAAACCGTGAGCTTCTACCGTTTGTTCTTTAGGGTTTGAGCTTCTTTTTACACAAAGACCTTCGTTTTCTGCCCATTTAGGAGCTTGCTGCCTAGGTTTTTCGTAAAGTATATCTGGATATAACCCTTTAAGTTTTTCATTTACCTCTAACTCTTGCATAACTTGCCGCAAAAATGGCTTAGCCTGCTTAGAAGAGAAAGATAAAAGACCTATTGTTATATCTGGATTACATAATATTTCTTGAACACAACCAAGAAAAGTTATTATAGTACTTTTATAATGAAATCTTGCCCAAAGATCGAGTCTTCTATCTCTGTCATTTTCGACCTCACGGCATCTTTCATATATCCAAGGGTGAAGCATGTCATGACGGTTACAGAGGAAAACACCAAGATAATACCTGTCAAGCTGGCCGAGAGTACGAATAAAAGTGTCATCAAGATTGGGATCGCTATGACACTTAGCATATGCAGCAACGACTTGATCGTACTCTGCACCTTGTGCCCACTGAGCAAATTTGATAGCTGCTTCAGCATTCTTTGTATCAGCAAAAGCATCTTTAGTTATCTCTGGTAGGCTCACTTTTTCTCTACGTCAGGTCCCTTTGCTTCTTCAGACCAACCATTATCTTTTTTATCTTCAACAACTTTGAACAGAATGGAACCATCTTCTTGAACTTCAGTCCTATACGTCGTAGGAGTTAGCTTCCATACCGTGAACTCTTCACTGTTGGTTGGAATCGAGCTAAGCATCGACTCCATCCTGTCCATTGTTGATTCTACCATTGCAAGTGGTGAACGGTGTCCCGTCATACCCATCATGCGCTCAAACATTCTATCCATAGCTCTAATTTGATTACCTACCATTTTTTTCTCCATGTTGTACACCTATTATACTACACCAATTATAAAAATATTTACAACTAAAACTATAGCTATAAACTCTATCATTCAGGATTCATCTGATTATAAAGATTTGTAACCCATTCAAGCTCTTCTTCGTTTCCATCAGCAAAGTAATATTCAATTTGTCTTTGATTTAATCCCTTTGTCCAAGGAGCTACTTTTTCTAACGCTTCCATAGCTTGTTTTTCTCCAAAAGAATTACCCCTCTCTCCTTCCATTAAACCTCCCGCTCCTCTTTGACCAGGAATACCACCTTCAAAAGCGGTTATTGCAGCAGCTATAGCTCTTTGGCCAAGATTTGGATTAGTGTCAAATCCAAGGGCTTCAAACATGGCTTTCATAGCTGTTCCAAATCCTAAAGCTGGATTAAAAGCTTTCATTATATAGCCCATAAAAGTTTCTAATGTTGAATTAGTTTTCTGATCTAACACATTGTCAATAAAGTCAAAAGCTAAATTTTTAAAAACTGGATCTCTCATTCTAGGATCTTTTGCTAAAGACTCTCTTGATGGGGAATCAAGATTTTGATCTAGATGTGGGTTTCCTGGGCTAAACCCAAACCTATCTTGAATAGCCTTCATATTTTCTCGCTTCTGACGATCAATAGTGCGATCATCGTAATAAGCTGCATCCATTTCTTTTTCTTGATCTTGTCTAGAAATGTTTCTCTGCGTTCCTATTGCTACAGCCTCGTTCATCGCTTTTTCTTGATCGGATCTTTGAGATCTCCCTATTGCATCCCTTGCTTCTTGTTCTGCAT